CCAACGCTTCATAAGAACTCGAAATATAACCTTCAAGTTCCATCTGACAGACCTTATCAATGAACGTGACGATGCTTTCAGCATTTTTTTCTCTGCCTTTGTATACAATTTCAACCAGAGGACCCATATGAAGATAAATGGAATCAGTATCTGAAGCAATAACATAGTCTTTCTCCTGTGTTTTTAGTACATTGTTCATGTACTTGTTTACTTTTTTCTCTATCCATCGTATGCTGAACTGACCACCGAGAGTAATTGCTTCAGCATTTTCCAACTTATAATAACGAAAGTAATTGTTGCCGATAGCACCATAAGCAGAATTAAGTTGGATTTTTTTCGCCATTTGGATGTTATTACACCTTGCGATTTCCTTCTCAAGTTTCTTCGATGGTTTTTTCTCATAATCCTGTTTCGCCTTGAGCATCTTCTTCTTGAATACAACTCGTTCATTGTAAATTTTCTCCATCAATTTGGGTAAGAACCCACGAAATTTCGTGGTAAACATGGCACCATTAGGACATACAGTTACGTCCTTCAAATTATCTAAGTTCACTTCCTCATTCAACAGTTTATCTACTGAGACAGATGGATATCTTGTATCTAAGACAGTCTCTGGAGATATATTGTACTGCATAATAAGATGAGGATACAAACTGTTGAGGTCAAAAGAAACAACCCAGTCGTACATACCAGGTATAGGTTCTTTGACATACGCTCCTGCATACTTCTCCTGTTTTTCTTGTTCTTTTTTGGGTGGAATGACAATGCCTTTCCTTTTTAGATCATTGTATATGATCATGTCCCACATTCTAACCTGATAAAACACATCTGTAAAGTTTACCTTTGCGTCGAACGCCATCGTAACAGCAAGTTCAATCAATTTCATCTTCTCTTCAAGACCGTCAACAATTCTAACGTCTTGTATGTTATAATCTACAAATTTATTCCACGCTTTCGTATAAAATTCTTTGAATGTGTCGTATTCAGAGTGATCTAGTTTTTTCTGACCTAGTTCTACCTCTCCTATGTAGTCAAGTCGATACGATTCCTGTGCCTTATATGTAAATTTTTTATACAGATCAAGATAATCGAGCACCGTGACACCACCGATGTCATACACAGTATGTGCTCTACCTTGCATGTATATTTCTTCATGAGTAACCAGACCCCAAGGTGATAATTTTTTAGATGCCTTCTCACCCAATACTCTGGTAATTCTCTTTGCAAGATATGGGATATCATACAACTGACAGTTCCAACCAGTCACAACTTCTGGTGGATCATGTGACCAAAAATTCATAAAGTGCTGTAACAAATCATACTCATCATTACACTGCACATACTTGACCATGGGATCGTTGTGATGATAGGCACCCACACCAAAAGTTAGTATTCTTTTTGTTGCATAATCTTGTAATGTAATACACAACATCTCTTCATCACATTTTTCAACAGTGGGAAATCCATTTTCAGATTTAACCTCAATATCAATTGTAACTAATTTGATTTTGTTGATATCAAATTTGATTTCAGTTTCTGGATACTTGTCAGAAATATATTGATAGATGTATCTGTTATTACCATATACTTCAAACCCTTTTACTTCACCATGACTTCTAATAAACTCTCTAGTATCACGAACTGTGCCAGGTTGTATACTCTGTACATACTTTCCATCTAATGTTTTATACTTTGTTTTCTTTTTACTTGGTACAAACATAGTTGGTTGAAACTTTTCTCTTGTAGTAAAGTTTTTACCATTTTCATATCCACGTACAAGAAAATCATTACCAACCATCTGCACGTTTGTATAATATCTCATTCTAACTCCCTCACCATACGAACAAAATTATCATGCATATATTGTATATCATTTTTACTCATATAGGGAGGTGGCATATCAAGAAAAGTTCCTTGCTCATCGTTTCTCATATCTACAATCAAATCATCTTGTATAAAACCTGCATCAACTGCCATCTTCCTCAATGGTGTACCATGATAAGGTGTGAATATAAAACCGTTCAAGTCGTTAGATTTTAGTTTTGCTGCTAGTCTAACAGACTTCATGGCATCTTCCATCGTTTCATACGGATATCCAAAGATAAAGTTGCATGTAGTTGACAAATCTGCTTCATGTGCTATGTCAAACGCTTTGATTGCCAAATCATTTTTGTAATCTCTACCAATATATTTTTTTCTAAACTCAGGATCTCCATGCTCAACTCCAATATTAATTTTTTGACATCCAATTTCTTTCAATCGTTTTGCTTGATATAGTGTAAAGAGTTCTGGTCTTGTTTGTGCAAAAAATGGTAAATTTAATTCCTCCCACATGTCGCAGAACTCGTCAAATTCTCTTGGTGGCATGGTAAGAAGTGTATCTGTGATCACCCATGCAAAAGTAATTTGATGTTTCTCAATCAAATCATCCATCTCTGCTTTGATATGAGGTATTGATCTACGTCTAAAAAATTTACCTGCATTCTCCTCTGCATATAATGTATTTTTGCCAGGTGAATTGCAATATGCACACTTGAATGGACATCCACGTTGTGTTTCTATCGTTGCTATCTTGACAATCTTTCCTTGAAAAGGTCTATACAAGGACTTATCTGGAAAAATTGTGTGATCTGTAATAGGTAGAGTGTTCACATCAACCACAGGTCTCAAAGGATTTGGCCACACATTGAGAAGGTCTTTACAAGATTTTCCCTCTGATATATGATCCATCATTTCTGGTATTGCTTCGTCACCCTCACCTCTACACAAGTAATCACATTTATCATCAAACAAATGAGGTGCAGCAGTCGGAAAAACTCCACCCACCACACTAACAAATGATTGATCTATCACACGACTCATCATTTTCTGCCAAATAAAATATGTGTCTTCGACTAGAGAAGATATAATAACATCAGGATTAAAATCTATGACCTTATCTCTCCATGCGTCATACATATCAATATTTTCTATCCTAAAACCTGTGCCATCCCATGTGTACTCAGGCATCATCCCTCTTTTCGATCTCTCTTTATCCCTATCTGCTCTCGCTGATGCTAGTTCTGTGTCAATTGGAAACCATGTAGCATCAAATAATTCTATGTTATGATAACCTGCTCTTTTCAAACATGCAGTTATGATAGCAATACCACCAGGTGGTGTCACTCTCATGTGTTGATTGGGATAACACCATAAAATTCTAAGATTTTTTTGTGACATCCTTTGCAGTCAATGACTGATACTTATCTAACTGTGCTTTGTCTGGTTCTATAATTGTAAGAAAACTATCTGAATGCACCATCATCTCACGTTGCATAGTAAACGATGGCCATGACTCTAAAAACTCTCCTTTCAGTTCAAAAGGATCTATAAGTTTACAATCAGGTTCTCCCATCTCTGATCCCACCTCTTCAAGTCTAGAAATAAGAACAAGATTGTTCTTGAATAATATAATTTTGATCATAAAGAAAGACTTCTTGACTTTAAGTTTACCACAACATTCCTTACTTTGTCAATGTAACCTTGATTTCGTAACTCTTTAAATACCATATTTTCAAATCCATACTCTCCGTATTTTTGCAATGAGGTACCCCTTGAGTCTCTTAGTTTCTTGACTAATTCTTTCAACCCATCAGCATCCTCACCTTTTATAAGAGAGTCAATCTGATTTTTAAAATTGTTTACCTTCTTCTCTATTTCTTTTTCATCAACCTCACCCTCCACAGGTTCTGGTTCTTGAATCCATGAACTCTTCATCAAACTATAAACACCTTGACTCTTTTTTCTAGTGATGCCAGGTTTTTCAATGTATGGTTCTGCTTTTACTCCATAGATTGTGACGTTATGAGTTAACTCCCATAGAGTTTTCTTGTCCATGTAGTATTGATCTAGCAAATCTGGGTTACAATCAGGTATAAACTTAGGATCTACTACTAGATGTACATCTAAATCAGAATATTGTGTGTAATTATAACCTGCATTACCACCGAGTAGTAATACATCTTTGATTGCTCTATCATCTAAATCAACAAATGCAGCAAAAGATTTTGCAAACTTCATCAAAGCATCTCTGACCTCAGGCTTGAGAGAATCCCCAACCCAGAAAACTGGATTGAGGATGTCTGTAAATCTAAGAGTGATAGTTTCCCTTAGATCTTTCGCTTTTATATGTTTGAGAACTTTTGAATACATATGATCTATCAATCACATGTATTTAGAGCCACTCCTTACGCTGTTGATGATCTGGAATGATTCTTTCAATATCAATAAGTAATAATCCGTCCTCAAAATCTACCTTCTTGACAACTAAGTCATCAGGCAGTGCCCATTGTCTAGTAAAGTTACGTTGTGCAAGTCCTTTATGCACGTAATCGACTTTATCTTTGGTCTTAGATCCCTCTATTATGAGTTTACCCTCTTGTGTGTAAACTTTTAGATCTTCTCTCTTGAATCCTGCGAGTGCTACCTCAACCCTATACTCATGATTTGATATCTTTATAGTATTATAAGGTGGGTAGTTTGTATTTGCAAAATGTTGATCAAAGGTTGTGAACCAGTCATCAAACCCGATCATATTTTTTCTTACTTTTGCCAAATAGTCCTGAGTTTCAGGCACGGTAAAAGTAATAGCGTTAGCATCGTTAAACATGCTGACCTCCTTGAGCGTCTAGTTGTAATGTCCCGTTAGGCGACATAACTAATTATACTAAACTACCTTGGAGGTCTGATTCGGTTCTTACGATAAGTGAGGTATAGATTACTGTACGCTGCTATGACAAGAAGTATGAGAAGAAATGTGTTAACTGGCATCTGATATTTTTTTCTTACCAATATTATACTTCGTTTCTAACATCCAGTCACCTTTATCTTTGTATGAAATTACTTTGATTTGATTTAATGGTGCAATATCTTTTATTGAATCTGAAAATAGCACTCCGACTAATCCCCAGTCAGATAGTAATTGAACAATTCGATTTCTTCTTTGCACATCATTGACACTTAGATTTGCCTTCTTACCATCAAGAGCAAATAACTCTTTGAAGTGCACAATGTAATACTTACCCTGCTTATGCAGAATATGACATGATTGATATAATTTTTTTTCTTTTCTTGACGCTACACCAATCCTTGTAAGTGTTTCTCTTACTTTTAAAAAATCATCTGGTTCTGACAGGAGCACCTCAATCATTTTATCTGGTGTCCAATTGTATTCTGACTCCATAACAACACTCATTTCAATCCTCCTCGCTCAAGTTTCTCTTGTATAAAAGTGAGTTCTTTTTTAGAAAGGAGTGGAAGAACTTGTTTCGCTTTTTCGTTACTATATCCATAATAACGTTTCACATAATCAAGATTCTGTAATTCTTCTTTCTTCACCCAAGGAGAGAACCTCTTCTTGGATCGTAAAATATTTAGTAAAAAGTCATATTGTAACTTAGAACTAAGGTTATGATACAAATTCATTTCATTTGCATACATGATAGCATCAAGATGACCAGACATACATCTATTGATGATATATGCTGGATATTTCTTTTCTATATCAGGATCTTCGTCAATAAGATTTTTCTTACTGTAGTTGATACTGTTCAACCAGTCTTTCAGTTCCATGTAAACCCTCTCTGCTCAAACCTGTCTCGTCCAATCATTTTTGCAAACCTAGAACTGCCATCTATTACCATTGTATCATCTTTCTCAGGGAAGTAGTCAATCTTGTTACCCTCACGATACAAATCAAGTGTCACACAATGTAATCCTCCATCATGAAAATGCCTGTGTCTAAAGGGGACAACGATTGGTTCTACATTATGTTTTTTAAAAAATTCTTCCGCCTCTGGTATGAGGTTTGAAACACATATATGATGTTTGTCTAACATTAAGGAGTTGACATCAAAGATTGTTTCTATAGTAAATCCTGTTAGTTCTGATAGATATGTGTTTGTAAAATCTACAAACTCCTCATTGATATCACCGTCAACATACCATCTTCCACCTATCTTTTTCTTCCACTTGTGTATATCACTGGTAAACTTACTTGTTTTTGCATGACCAGGTAGATGTAGTACATCCCATTTAGGGAAAGTTTTGGTATATAACAAGGGAGATCTGACAGTCATGATTGCACCTGGCACTACAGGAGCAAAACATCCATCACTATGTCCACCCTCATTAACAACATTATATCTTAGATCAAATGGTAAACGATTCAAATCAAATAAAGCACTTTCGACAACCATATCATTACCAATCAATGTCATGCATGGTGCTTTCAATAAGTGAACCATAGATTCTCTAGAATATTTTTTGAAATATTCTATTTCCATTTGTGTTATATCATCTAATTGAGATATATCTGCATTTTCTATGTCATCAGGCCATGAATTAGTCTTCCTTACCTTATAATATGTCTCATGTAATTTTTCTTTTTCCTCTTGACTCAAACTTTCTAAGTCAAAATCAAGTATAACTTGATCGTCTTTATTATATTCATCAAGACATTCAAAAATTGCTGAGTGATCGCCATGTGTGATGTATAATTTGTTGTCAACAACTAAAGAACAATCTCTAACCTGCAAAGGAGG